GAGATTAACTTCAGCAAAGACTGCTAGAGACCCAGATTCAAGAATCAATAAGGCATTAAGGAGGTGGAACTGCTGATGAAGACATACAAACAATTTACACAGGACTTAGAGGAAAACGTCCTAAATAAAAATTTTGATAAAATAAAAAATACTGTTGTAAAAAATTATAATCGTATACCAAAACCAGTTAGAACAAATCTTCGTAGATTTGGAAGTGGTTTATTTAGATTAAATTATGCAGATGATGCGATTAGAAATCCAAATAAAGATGATGTTCTAACTAGAGCAACAAATCTGATTGGAGTTGCAAAACCATTTAGTGGTCCAGCGTTATTTGGTTCAGAGATTATTAATCAAGCTAAACCTAATTCTACTTTGAATAAAGCAGTTAACTTTATAGGTAAACAGCAAAACAAAGTTCCACTATTACCATATTCAGGTAAAAGAAAAATAACTAACAAAACTGATTTAGGTAAAAGAATTGGAGATTTTCTAGGTTTTAATAAAAAGGATACATACGGAGCATCTGATCTTAAAGGTACATCATCAGGTATGAGTTAGGTAGCTATATACTATAACTGATTCTCTTATTCATGTCTAATTTGATTATATCAAAGAAGAATGAAGTGTATCTTCATGTCGATGCAGAACCGCATGTTTATTATGAACTAGCGGATCAGTTTACGTTTGAACTTCCAGACGCAAAGTTTATGCCTCAGTACAAGAGTAAGTATTGGGACGGTAAGATTAGGTTATTTAATACGCAGAATGGTAATATATACGTTGGTCTTTTAGATCGTATCGTACAGTTTTGTAAGGATCACGAATATACATACGAGTTTCAAGAAAGCGAATACTATGGTCTTCCTTTTGAAGTAAATGACTTCATATCAAAGGAAGGTGTAAAGGATTATATGTTTTCTATCTGCAAGCATTCCCCCAGAGAGTATCAGATAGAGGGAGTATACGACGCTTTACGACATAATCGAAAACTACTGATATCTCCAACTGCCTC